TTTGCTTTGGTCATCCGAGCTTCCTCTAGTTGTTCTCCATCGTGCTCAATCTCATCGCCAGCGGCGAGTTTCTTGGGCTCTCCAGGAGTAGATTCACCGGAACTTCCAGAAGATACTTTAGACTCACTACCAGCAGAATTCGTCTTTTTGGCGCCTTTAATTTTATCACCAGCCTTATGTGAAGCAGATTCTTCTTCAGGAGTGTCTGCACCAGCACCTCCCAAATCTTCTGAATCATCTTTAAGTTCTGACTTTTCTCCGCCGCCAGCCGATGGTGATTTAGCGTTAGCTTTAGCTGGTTTCATTTTTGCAACTCCACCAACTTCTTCAACTTCATCCAATTGAGAAATTTCTTCCTCCATTGCTTTCACCTCATCCTCTGTAAGTTCAGCATCTAGAAGCTCTTCCAGTTCTTTATTTAAGTCTTGTTCTGACATTTGGATTAGACTCCTATTTTAGTTTATTATTATTTATAAAATCTATAATTTAGATAGGAAGTCAGCAAAGATTTGAGCCTTTTGCTCATAACGGTCTCTAGTCTTTTTCTGCATTTCTTTTCTATATCTAGCAATTTCAACTTCCTTAACGATACCATTGTCCCAAACCCATTCTTTTCCTTCCATGATGCCTTCCACGAAAGCATTAGGAGCAGATGGATCTGCTACGATATCAGCAGCAGTTGCAAGATAAAAATCATTTCTTACATACTGTGCACCTTTTTTAGGTTCTAATGAACCCATACCTCTTGATGATACACCCAATTGAGCACCTTCATCAATAAGATTCTTTACAATCTTTCCATAAGGAGTATCCATGACCTTAGCTTCACCTATAAAGTTTGTACCTTCTGGGTAAAGGTCTGTAATCATGTGTGACACTCTTTCAAGATTGACTGTAGGACCATCTGGATGTCCTAACTCTCCAAATGCTCTCTTTTTCTGAATGAAATTTTTGTTATACCTACTAACTTCTTTTTCAAGAATATTCATAGGATATATACGACCATTACGATTTTTTACATCAGCTTGAAGAAAGGTGCCACGAATCTTATAATTCTTTTCACCCTTCTCATCGGCCTCTGTAAGATATTCAATTTCTTCGATATGCTCGGATATGAGTTTCATTTTATTCTTCCTCTGGAACTTCCTCTTGCTTTTGTGCAAATATATTTCCTGCTAATTCTGTTTTTTTCAACTCTAATGCAGCTTGTTTTCTATTCTGCATAATTAAATCAAAACTAGCCTGCGCAGCGACATTATCACCTCCAGCAATTGCATTAACAACGGCTTTAAGTTCACTATCCTGAGTAGGCTCTGTTGTAACTTCTTCCATAACGTTTTTCTCCTCAACTATTTATAATTTGTTGTTGCTCTTCTTCATTATCAGCTGTCATTGTCATATAATCATCTTCTCCACCACCTGCCGTATCCTTTTCTTTATCAATTTGAGCATCGAGTTCTTGCATTTCTTTCTCAGATTGTCGCAATATGTTTCTACGCACCCATTCATGTGAATAATATTTACCGATATAATCTTGAATTCTATCCATATGATCCAATCTATCCCCAAGAATCTCTAGGTCTTTCAATTCTGAAAAATGATTATCTTCTAGAAAATCATAAGAAACATTTTCTTTAATATTTTCCCAATCTTCTGATGTGATAATACCCTTGAGTATTAATTGAGTTCTCAATATATCATGGAAAAGAGAAGCAAACTTTTTACGAAGCTTGCCTACAAATTTTGTGAATTTAACCTCATCTCTAGTAATCTCTGCTGATCGACCTAAATTAAAACCACTTTCAGCCTCCATTCTAGAAATAGGAACATTTAATGAACGATAAAGTTTATCTTGAAAATACTTGATATCTTCTAATTCGCCAAGATTCTGGCCACCGGGTAGTGTTGTTATTTCTGTACCCCTACCCCCTTCCCTCCGAGGTAACCAAAAATCTTCAAGCATCGACATTTTACTCCGATCATCTCTAATTTCACCTGAACTAGCATCGTAAACAAGTTTGTTTCGATACCGATTCATAATGTCTTTGAGATATTGTTCTGCCTTTTGCTTAGGTAAATTACCAACATCAATGTAAAATATTCTACGCTCAGGTGCCCGTGAGATACGATAGATAACTACCGCATCTTCAATCATTCTTAATTGATTTACAGGCTTAATTGCCTTGTGTAGGTGTGAATAAACTTGATTCGTTGTCGGTTCGTATAGACCAGATGTGATATATGCGATTGAATCTTTGGAGACAGGTAATCCTTGTCCTGCATTACTCCTACCAGCTATTCCTGGATAAATTCCTTCTTCACTATATAAAAAATATTCTCGTACAGCTTTAACAAGTTCAGACGCCGATGGCGTACTTCCTTTTTCAATCTCTCTTACTTTCTTGATATTTCTAGGATCAATATAACGTAATTCTAGAACACCTTTTGAAGTATCTTTTTCATCTACCAATTTATGGAAATAAATTCTACCGTCTATATACCATCTCTTAAAGAGTTCATGGGATTTATTATTCCAATGAAGCATCTTCAGAATATGGTCAAACTCTACTTGAATTTTTTTCTTAATTGATGATGAAAAATCCACATAATCTAAAGAAATTGATACGGAAGGCTGATCTTTATTAGAAATAATAGCTTCATTAACTATATCTTCTATTGCCTGATCTGCTTCAGGATGTTCAGCTGTTGCTCTATATTTCTTAACTAGGTCGAAATCATTTTTTGGAGTTGCTTCGGCACCATAATATTGTCCAAAAAAGCCTGCTGCAGCTCCAATGTCTAAAGAACCATCATCGGGCGAAGGAGCGACAAAACTTTTCGCATTGTCGCTCCCTGCCCGTTTAATCGTAAAACCAAATAATTCTGCCATAGTATAACTATTTATATCACTTCAAAACTGTGATATAAAATCAGATTAAATTAGAAGGACGCTTCGACTGATACCTTACCAGATATACCTGAACTGGTAGTAGAAGCACCTGCACCAGAAATTGTCATAAAATTAAATCTGAAAGTTACACCAAATTCTAAAATTGCATCATTTGTTTCATAGTTCAATTCTGTGGCATCTACAGTTGTAGGCCAAACATCATACAAATGATACGATCTTAAAGTATCATCATTACGGTCTTTCTGCATAACTGTTGCATTTGCATAATATTTTGCAGGCTGTTGTCCTATATCAGTTCTATCAGTTCTGTTACCAATATCACCAATATGATTCTGCCATTGTTCAAAATATGATCTCATCTGTTGCTCTCTATCACTCATTACTGTGATAGTCCAAGGCTCATACGTCCTATCCCCTGACACATAAATCTGACGTCCACGATAAGGTATTGCAACCTCACCAATCGTCAAAGCTGGTACAGATGTTCCGCGACAAAGGAATCTGAAATCCGCTGGCAAGGATATAGGTGAATCAGATATTAAGACTTCAAACTGATTAGCCCTTGTACCACCATCTTTCAAGGCTCCTACAAAACTACTTAAATTAGCCATTAGTTTTTTTCTCCTATCTTATGTAATTACTTCATCAAAAGCTACGCCTGTTCGGGTAGCAACAAATGTTAATGTGATGAAGTTAATGGAACGTGCCGGCTTAATATAAATATCTGCCCGGAACTCATTTGCGTCAATTACTTGACCAGTATTGTTAGTTTCGTCACAAACGACTAAGAAATCTGTAATACCACGACGACCCTGCACATCTCTTAAGAAAGGCTCTATTGCACCAGCAAACTGTGATCGTGTGAATTCATCGTTGAACTCAAAGACAACTGCTCTAGCTGCTTCTTCGACAGCCTTTTCAATGTGATTAAACAACCGACGTACATTAATTCTATTAAAGGCACTATTCCGAGCCAGGGCTGTTTTATCTCCATAAAGGAGTGTACCCTGCCCTGGAAATGTAGTAACAGGATTAATTCTATTACGATACAGAATATCTCTCTGTGCATTTGTTGGGTTATAGGCTAGACCAACTGTCCCTCTGATATTACCTCGATTTAACCCACCTGGTGAATACCATGGGGCTGCCTCTAGATCGGCTGCTGCACAACAACCTGCAACGTCGCCGTTAAGAGGTACATAGCGATATACGTCATTGTACTTGTCGTACATTTTTTTATATCCACTATCAAACGCTACATAAGACGTACTTGCAAGGTTCAAAAAGAAGTTCTTTACGTTTTCTGTCTGTGTATTTGAGTTTGATATGTTTACAACGTCTGCCCTTTCAGGTGAAATAAACGCCATCATGTCTTTACGTTTTTCCATGATGTCGATAAGGTTACCGGCATGAGTAGAATCGCCAGGACCTGCCATCATCAGATTGACAACTACTGTATCGTCATCAAAATAATCGTATGCAGATTTCTTTTCACCATTTGTTGGTGAATAGTCATCTGTACCACTTCCCAATGAAGATTCATTAGATATTACAACATTTGTAAATGTTTTGCTGGCCGCAGATGTTCCCCAATTAGAACTAGCAGTATTATGATCCATCCAAAAGATATATTCGGATCTATTATAAATAACATCACGATAATAATTATTATCGCCACTATCTGTCTTTGCATCAGAAGCCTTGGATACTTTATCCCACTTCTCTAGAATTGTGTTAGTTGCGCCCGTAAGAGCACCATCTTCATCTGTAATGATGATATGCATTTCATCACCAGAACCACCCCTATCAGATACAAATTTAGATGTACCAGGTGCACCAGAAAACTCATCGTACCAACGCCATTTGCGTGTAATCCTAGAGTTATCAGCAACATCAGCTGCCAGACCCTTTGTAGAGAATACACCATGTTGTTTTAAAGTTACTACGTTTGTAGTTGTGTTTACTGCTGTAACGAGATAGTCAACACCTTCGTGACCTGAAACTGGTGTTGTGCCATCAGTTGTAAAAGAAATGATATCATTTACTATGATAGCGTAACTAGTTTTATCCACATCGTCAACAGTAATTGTTAAATCACCTTCAGATGCCGCAGCGTCATCCACAAGGTTATTTGTACTTAAATCTTGCTCATAGACAGTTGCACTAGGACACTGCCATACTTTGAGGCTGTTGCCCCAAGTACCTGGCGACCGAGCAGCCCACATACCAACATCCCCGGTACCGTCTGCATAGTTTTCTAGCCAATGTTCAGTATTCTTGATAATAACTGCTGTACCACTAACACAAGCATTTAAATGACCTGAATTAATACGAATAACTCTTAGTACGTTTGCATATTTTAAAAATGATGCAGCTGTAAAAAACCATTCAAAAGTAGAGGCATTAGGCTTACCAAAATGTTCTACTAATTCTGTCTCGTTGGAAACTGTTACGATTTCTTCTACGGGACCTTTTTCTGCAGCGATAGCTATAGCACCTATACTATCAGAATCGCCAATGACCATGTTCGTTAAATCTTTTTCTTTAACTTGAATACCCGGTGAAACGAGTGTTGTAGCCATTCTATTAATCTCCTTATTTAAATATTATCTAGGGACTGAATCACTTTTGTTTTTTCTTATTTTTATTTATAATTATATCTCTTTCTAAATACACCTAAAGTGTGAAATGTATAAATAAATTATAGAGAGGAAACACACGAAATGCGTGATTTAGGTAGACACTTACGATTATTAAAAACTTTGGATGGCCAATTTTGTCGGGTATGCAATCACGATTCACCCCATCATCTAGTTTGGTTTCCACATCATAAAAAAATTCAACATTATATTCTACGATATGGAAAAAAATCTACAGAATATAAAGCTGCATTAAATCTTATAGATAAAAGTATACCTGTTTGTATGCACTGTAGAGCTGATAGATATTATATGCGAGTAACAGATGATGAAGTTGGGCTACCTTGGCCTCACCAATAATCCGGAGCATCTTTTACCGGTCGCCAATAATCTCCATCAACATCTATAAATGGAGCTTCTTCATTCATAGTTATACCATCATCTATAAATCCAAAAGGAGACATATCTTCTTCAATCATCTTCTGTTGACTTTGATATAATCTCTTACGGATATCTTCATTAGTTAATTCTTTGAAATAGTTTTGATTTGTTAACCATGCAAAAAATACAAGACACATTACCATATCATCTGTAGCGCCATCTTCAGCTTCATATGATGATCCTTTCTGTACAAAATTAGATAATTCAACAATGATATCAAAATCATTAATGATAAGTTTATCCCCTTCTATCATCTGTTTTAAGTTAGAACATCCAATTTTCTTTACTGCCTTTGTAGTTCGTACACCCAATTCTGTAGCCTTGTCTCCAAAGCCGCTACCTACTATCTGACCCAATCGTCCTCGCATTTGTGTCATTATAAGGTTTTCATACTCTAAATCGTAATGTAGGGCGTCTGCAATCTGGCCTCCGACATCGTTTACCTCAACTAATACTTGTGCATTGTTATAATTCTTAGCAACAGTATGCACGACTTCAGGTAGAGCTAATGGTTTAATTTCGTTGTTTCTATACTTCGCTACAACTTTATATGGTATAGTTGTTATATCTAAAACAATGAAAGCAGAATAATCACCAGATACTCCACGAGCAACATCTACAGTCGTACAATATTGATGGTCTTTGATAGGTTTTTCATAGATGTCTAACCCACCATTCGACTCTAAAGGATCTATTGTAGGTATGACTTGTAATTTTGTTGGACTAATTAAAGTATCAATCGAACCGAGAAATGAACATTCAAACTCCTGCAAGAATTGCTGTTCACTAGTATTACGAATCGTCTGTTCTTTCCAAGCATCATCTCTACCAGGAACTTCAGTCCAATGTACGTCTATTGGTACAAATTCATTTTTTTCGTTTATTGCATCTTGCCATAATTTATAAAACATATTCATACCATGCGGCGTTGATACAATTACTACTTTAGATGTTTTACCAGCAGAGATAGTCGGGTATACAGAACTAAAAAACTGTTCCGCAATATTTGAAGGAACGAAAGCAAACTCATCAAGAAAGATAAGGTTATAAGACCCACCACGAACAGCACTAGCAGAAGTCGAACTCGCAAGGATTTTGGATCCGTTTTCCAATTCAAGACTTCCTTTGTTCCAATTGAGAACTCCTTGTTGCAACCATTCGGGTAAGTGTTCATAAGCTAATTGAAATCTCCCTAACAAATCTCTAGCAGTCTGTGCCTTATTTGCAAGGATAGCTACGCTGACTGTTTCATTAAAAATTAAATAGTGTACTAGATATGCTAATAAAACTGTAGACTTTCCAGATTGACGAGGAAGTTTACAAATAGTAAACCGATTGTTATGAAAAGTTCCTATCATATCCTTTTGAAAGGGATATAAATGAAAAGGAATTAAACCTTCATCAATGCTGACAATCTTTACATAATTCTCTATAAAGTAACCTGGATTTTTAGAACATTTGATAAATTCTTTTACTTGTTCTTCGGTAAAAGAAATCTCAGTACCAGCACCTTTAAGATTTGGATTGCCTTTATATGTATCAGCCATCACCCTTTAACATCTTTTGAAGTTCTTTAGTAGAACCTACAAATAATGCATTAGTAACATTTTTTGGTCCATGTTCAGGAACTTCTTTCAATTTTTTCATCTTCTCCTGCAAGTCAACTAATTTTTCTGTTACTTCACCTACATTTTTAATTAACTGACCTGCAACTTCATATGCTCTAGGATGTTCTCCTTCTTTAGCTAAATCTAATATTCCGTCAATGGCATCTTGACCACGCTCGATAAGACTATAGAAATTTTCTCGACTATACTTATAGTCAGAATCCATATCTTCAGGTTCATCAGGACGGGCTATCAATTTACCCTTCCTAGGAGCCCACAATTCTTTATCACCGTTCAATATCTCATTTTTAACATCACCAGTTCCTCCAGTGATACCTAAAAATTCTGATAAGGCTAAATTTAAATCAGCTGCCATTAGACCCATTCACTTAAAGTTTCTGTGAATCCAAAGTTGTCATCTTCATCAGCACCCACAGCCTTCTCGACTCCAGAAACAGAATATTGTCGTACTCTTGGAGGTGCCTTCTCTTTAAGGTCTGCATATTGGTCAACATCTACTTTCTTAATAATTGAAGATGTAATAACAGGACCATACATATAAGTTTTTGCAGAAAATGAAAATGTGTAGATAAGAGCTCGTCTAGTCATAAAATCACCATCATAGGTATCTTCATAACCTGTACTGTTTAATACAATTGGGATATCTCTTATTATATCCATACCAGGGACTGCATTAATAGTAATACTATAATCTGGTTGAAAATAAGGAATTATTTGTTCTACAATTTGAACTCCATCATCACTATTTTTTGCCATAACAAACAATTCAAAACTGACGTTATAAGGAACAGGACTAAATTGTGTATCCATTTGTGTTCCTTTTGTACCCTTCACCTTTTTAGTTTTAATCATTTTATTTAATTTTCTAGCACCGTCATATTCGATACTGCCCATTTCAAAACCTATTCTAGGCAAAGATACTGCGACCTTTCTATCTACGTTAGCATCTTCTCTCAATCTTGCAAGAAACTTTTGTTTTGGACCATAGGCCAAAGGAACTTTCATAGACTGTTGAGTTGTTCCACCTGCATCTGTTCTAACGATATGAATATCATTAAACAATGTTCCAAAAGCTATGATAGTGTTTCTTAAAATTTCATGGTAATATGTTCTACCAAACATTAGTAACCTCCTCTAGGTTCACCAAAGGGATTGCCTTCAGTGAAATTCAATACTGAATCTGCTTGCGTTTCTATAAATATATTTGTAGCTTGGTCATCTATAGTATCTATAACGAAAGACTCACTTATAATGTAATCTCCGTATTCTGTTATCAGACTATTGCCGGCAGAATCCGTTTCTGAAAGTATATTATCTCCATCAGTTTCTTCCAGTAACAAGTCTCCATCTTCAAGTGCCATATTCTCGTTATAATCCGATGCCTGTTCAAGTGATATCTGATAAAACAAAACATCCAAACTAGATTCATCTTCAATGACATCTATTGCAGTAATGCCTGTATCAAGTTGTTCACTTGAATATTCAAACGTACTGCAATATAATTTATATACAGGTAGGTTATCTACTTGAAAAAACGGATCATCATGGTCTACAAAATTTATTTCAAATAATTTTTGAAGTCTAGGAAAATATATTAAATCTCCTTCATTAGGACGTGGTGCCACTATAAGATTTGAGTCTTGCCCAATCAAGGAAATCCAACGCCTGCGAGATACTACAAAAGTAGCCTCATCACGAATCTCTAAACCAAATTTGGATACTAATTCTTTTTCCCCACCATATCCTTCAACTTGTTCCATAAACATTTCAATACCATATGCATCATCAAATTTTGATAAAACATCTTCACCAAACAATGTATCTTCCTTTATTAAAGTTCTAGGAAGATAATAAACATCATGTCCAAAAACCTTTAACTGCTCTACTATTAAATCTTCGTAGAGATATTGTTCATTTTTTGTTCCTTTATCGAAATAAACTGAAGTTGCCATGGTCTACCCTACAGCAAAGTCTACAGGCATCTCGTAAGTTAATCGCATTTCTTCTTCAAGTCGTGTAATTTCTTCTTGAGCTTGTGAAAAAATCATTTCACCATTCATTGTTACCCCACCCAACATTGTAACTCCATTAAACTTAATAAGATTCTGACCCCATTGCTTTTTAATCAATGCGGTTGCATATTTCTTTAAAAAGAAATCATTATAGATATCAGTCCATACAGTTGGGTCTAGTTTACGATAACATTCTACTACTAACCATTCACCTGTTTCAATATCATTATCCCAGTCCATATCTACATATAATCTATTTTGATGTACATTAAATCTTAAAGGCTTTTCTCCTGTTAAAACATGATCTAAAAAATCTAAATGTTGCATTGTCATTTCATAATGCACAATTGATGCGGAAGAAAAATCATAAAGATCATTCAATCGTAATTGATATCGTATATCAAACATATTTGTAGTAGATTTGTCGCTAAAAGGAAATACATTTATTACAGACATTACTGAATCTGGAATTGGAATATAATTATAGCTTTCATCCCAATCTCCAGTTACACCACTAGTAACCTTATCTGTTGCTGTTGTCGTTGCATCATTAGCAATAGCTGCTCGAGTTTTATCGGCGGCTGTTATCTCATGTTTGAGATACATTCTTTCAACTCCATCAAAATGGAATTCTGAAAAATATTGCAGAGCCTCATCTAAACGATCATCTACTTGGTCATCATCTACATTAATTTCAACCACAGGTTTACCTAATCTTCGTAGGCACCATTCTTTCAATGTAGCTTTCGTTGTTGGTGTTGCCATAAGTTTACCCTAGTGCAATAGCTATCATCTGTGCATATGCTTGATTGGCTAAAATTCCTGTAGAATTTGGTAGCGTAACTGTTCTGTCTGCCGTTGGATCTGTAACTGTTAATGTTGTTTCATATGCATCGGCTGTAGCGCCTTCAAATATAATAGTACCACTTCCCGTCATGGTTAACCCACCGGAAGTTGTTATTGCACCTGAACTTATTGTACCCAATCCACTGACGTTACCACTCGTATCAAATGTATAGTTACCATCAGTAAACACGCCGTCTATTGTTAAGTTTCTGATTGTTCCAATGTCTTTATTACCATCTACAACTAGAGCCTTTGAAGCGACAGCTGTACCAGCAGTCAAGTCATCTATTTGTTCTAGATCAGCTTCATTAATTACAGCACTTCCGATTGTAAATCCTGTTGCAGTTACTACACCACTAGATGTTATTGCGGCAGCTGCAAATGGTGCGTCTGCTACTGTCAAATTTCCTGTACTTGAACCTGTTGCAGTTGTAGTACCTACTTGAAATGTATCTGCACTTTCATCCCACATGAATATAGCATTGTCACCTGTAGAACCACGTTCTATGACAAGACCACTATCATTAGCGTTAGAGCTTGCACCGTTATTAAGTTCAATCAGGTTATCTTCTACAACCATATTAGTAGTAGATATTGTGGTCGTAGTACCGTTTACTGTATAGTCACCTGTTACTGTTAAGTTTTGCGATAATGTGACATTACCTGAAGAATCAATTGCAATTGAATCTGTGTCTCCCACAGAACCAATATTACCTGCGTTCGGGATTACTATGTTGCCCCCGGTGGTCATCAAACCACCACCAGTATAAGTTCCCGATACATCTAGATTTGCATTAACATCTACCAAAGTAGCGTTTAGTTCGATTTCATCTGTTGCATTAATATCTAATACTGTAGCACTTGGTGCGTTGATATATTGTGATGCATCATTAAACTGAAGCGCCATTGTACTGTTAAGTAACAATCCAGTATCAGCAACGTGTGTTAAAGTAACATCATTATCAGCTCCAAGTCCTAGTACAGCAGCATCACTATTTAATTTTAAATCATTACTTACTAAAACTGCCGTAGAAGCATTTAAATCAATTGTTGCTTCTCCATCAATTGTCATTACTCCGTCGGACGATTGATGAATAAATGAAGCACTATCACCAAATTGTATTTTTCTTGTACTGTTAAGTAACAATCCGGTATCAGCAACGTGTGTTAAAGTGACATCTTGGTCATTTCCAAACTGAATAGTTGAATCATCTGCAAGAAATAAATCTGAAAATTCGTAAATTGGTGATCCTAATGTTGTACCACCTGCACTTGTAGGTAATATAGATGTTCCAAAAGTACCAGTATTAATTACTGGAGATGTTAAAGTTTTATTTGTTAGTGTATCTGTAGTTGCTTTACCTACTAACGTATCTGTTGAAATCGGTAATGTTACTGTAACATCACTTGTTGGATCTCCTGGAGATAATGTTAATTCATATGCATCTGCACTTGAACCTTCAAAAACTAAATTGCCTGTAATTGTTCCACCAAATGCAATTGTATCTGAAGCAGAATCACCAAGATTAATTGTACCGCCATTAAATGTTGAAGTACCTGTTACAGTAAGGTTTCCACCAATACCAGCATCACCTGTTACAGTAAGGTTATCTGCAATTGTAGTTTCTGATGTAGTATGACCAATCGTTAGTGCAATTCCAGAAGTCTCTGTAGCGATCTTCAATGCACCTTGTGAATTTGTTATGTATGAATTAGTACCGTCATGGTATAATTGCATATCATCACCTGTACCTAACTTAATATTAGCACTATCAGGCATATCAACATGGGTCGTAGGACTAATAACGCCTGTGACTCCTAAAGTTGTACTGATTGTAGCAGCACCTGTAACTGCAAGAGTTGAACCATCAAATGTCAGATTGGCCTCGTCAACGATTGCTGATGTAGTGTTGCCCGTTAGGACTCTATTATTTACAAAAGTAACCGCACCGGTGCCGCCATGAGCCACACCTACAGTTTCTCCTGTTTGATATTCTGCAAGACCTGTAGCTACGCTATTATTATCGTATACAGCTCTTATAGGGGTCTTATCTGCCATTTTTTTTTATTCCTTCTTTATATTTATTGTTTTAAAATCTAAATAACTCTCGACCTATTTCATCAGCCAGTGTTGTTCCATCTGCAAAAGTAAAATTGGTAAACACATCTGTTACTGCTTTAAAATTTAATACTGCATTTCTTGTTACCAATCCGCCGGCCTCTGAATAGAAATTTGCCTTATATATTGGAACTCCAAACGCTGATGCAGCAGCAATCTTATCCTCACCCACATTTGAGCCTTCAGGTAATGTCACTCCATCTCCTGAAATCGCAACTTCTCCTGATCCATCAGAAGAAATTGTGGCCCCACCCAAGTTAATAGTAGATCCTGATAAGAATAATTCTCTATATCTTAAAGATGATGTTCCTAAATCATAAGTATCATTTGTTTTGGGTACTACATGACTGGCAATTCGTCCAGTCACTACTATATCATCTGCTGTTGCATTGCCCAATGTTACAGCGCCGTTAAGTGTTGTTGCACCTGTTACATCTAATGTTCCACCAGCGGACACATTGCCTGTTAATGTACTTGCACCATCAACTGTTAAAATGCCATCAATAGTTACGTCATCTGGCATTCCAATTGTAATTGTATCTGTAGTGGTAGAAGAAGCAATTGCCGTTGTTATTTGATTTGCAGTACCATCAAAGTTCAAAGTATCTGTAAGCAATTCTGTTGCTGCGGTTTGTGTTCCTGAGTCTGCTGTAACGGGTAAAGCTGTTGAAAGTGCTACTGTACCAGCAGCTGTTAATCTACCCTGAGCATCTACAGTAAATGTAGGAATCGCTGTACCTGCCCCATATGATCCTGCGGTCACAGCAGTATCATCTAAATTTATTGTTACAGTATTACTTGAACCCACTGAAGTCAATCCTGTTCCACCGGCTATATCTAAAGTTTCACTATCTAAATCTATTGATAAAGCACCACCACTATCACCTTGGAAATCTAAATCTTGTGCGGTTACTTGTGCATCAACATATGCTTTGATTGATTGTTGTGTAGCCAACTTAACAGCAGAATTAGATGACATATCATCTTCATCTTTAATTCCTGTTACAGTTGCACCATCACTGGCGATATTTAAACTTGTTGAAAGTGTAGTCGCTCCAGTATTTGTAAATGTTCCTGCCGCGGTTGCATTAGCTCCACTAAATGTTAAAGCTGGAGTTGAACCATTTTTAAGTGTTAAATTACCACCATTATTTGTTATAGTAGCAAAGGTTGTACCATTATCTTTAAAGAATATGTCACCACCATTAGCATCTAATACTATATCCGTTGTTGCATCCAAAGTAATTGATGAACCAGAATCAATTTCTTCAATTATTGGGGTTGTTAATGTTTTATTCGTTAAAGTGTCTGTCGTAGCCTTACCAACTAGTGTATCACTAGCATTCGGCAACAATAATGTTCTATCAGCAGTTGGATCAACTGTAGATAAAGTTGTTTCATATGCATCGGCTGTAGCGCCTTCAAATACAAATGCATTTTGGATATTAACTGTAGTAGAATCTACAGTAGTAGTTGTTCCTGATACTGTAAAATTTCCTGTAACTGTTAAGTTATCATTAATCGTAACTTCTGATGTTGTGTGTCCTATTTGTACTGCAATGCCAGAATCTTCTGTAGCAATTTTCAATGCACCTTGGTCATTCGTTATATATGAATTAGTACCATCATGGTATATTTGCAGATCATCGTCGTTGCCTAACTTCAACCTATCATTGTCATTCGCATCCCAATGTCCCGTGGTTGTAATGTTACCAACTGTTAAGGCGTCGATATATGCAGTACCGTCTACATACAAATTTCTCCACTCTTTACCTGATTCACCCAAATCATATGTATCGTCTGTATTAGGTATTAAGTGAGAATTAATTTCTCCCCCAAAGACAACATTATCAGTATCGGCATCACCAAGAGTTAGTGTGCCACCATTAAACGTAGTGCTTCCTGTGACTGTAAGATCACCACCGACTGAAGTATCACCTGTTACAGTCAATGTTCCAGCAGCAGTTACATTTCCTGTTAGTGTACTTGTTCCAGACACATCTAAATTACCATTCAAGTCTACAGTTGTAGCAGTAAGATCAATTTCACTAGAAGAAATTGACACCTGACCAGTCGTTTTATATTTACTTGCAGTATTGTCCCAAATTATAGGACCTAAATCGTGCTTTGTAGTATTGTCATAATCTGGAAGATCATTTATACCTAATACTTGTGCAGGTACATATACCGTTGTAACAGTAGTGTTTCCCGAAGATCCTACAGTTCCCGTTATTGACATTTATTAGCTCCTTGATACACTTGGATTAAGTGTTGCGATACCTTCAACCACTCTTGTTACTACTGAACTACCACTTGTGATTGTCAAATCCCATTGATAACGACCTGATGATAAAGCTGCTGTTTGGGCAGCTGTCAAAGACAATGCAATTATTCCATCAGCAGCACTTGTAATTGATGTTGTAATATTTGTTGCTGTTGAAGAATCATAACTCTTGCGGAGTTGTGCTAAAGTAGAATAGCCTGTAAGGTCTAATGCAGCCGAATCAAATGTAACAATTGTTTGATCTACATGAGCTACAGCAGTAGTGCTACTAGCCCCTCTAGTCAACCCTGTAAAGGTTGTACTTGTTTTTCCTGTATAGGTTATCTTTTCATTTTCCACACTCAAAGTTCCATTTTCAGGAAACTCTACAGTAGATGCCACTGTTGCTGTAGTAGCAGAACTTGTAAGAGCTGCTGTTAATTTTGTACTTGCAGCAGTTGAATTAACTGTAACCGATGTAGAAAATGTTGTGCCTTGGTCAATAGATAAATTACTTATGGTTGCCATATTAGAACTCACCTCTATATTTTATACTATTTATAATAATAAAGAAATAAAAAAAGGGGCCAGAAGGCCCCCGAAGTACAAATTCAAATTGATTAGCCTGGATCAGGTCCCCAATCACCCCAAGAATTCATCGTAGTTCTTTTTTCACTGAGAGAGGAACCGTCATCTTCTGTCCATGCCTGATTAAAAGCATCCCAATAGTATGTTTTACCATCACTAGGATATGCAATAGGAGGCTCTAATTGAATGGGATCTGTAGTATAATTCCATATCCATCCTCCTCTAGGATTTGGAGCACCAGTTGGATCTGTATGAGGTACAGGACTATCAGGAAGAAATCTATTCGTTTCAGGATCATAGATATCTCCTATACCGACACCTTGGTGTCTAAAATTTTCATTATGTGAATACTGTTTTAACCATGTACCATCCCAATCTCTACCATAATTAATACTGGGAGTAGTTCCTCTTAATCGTTTATCTGATTGCCAGTGTTTAAATAACCAATCATAAAGCCAACGAGCTCCAGAATCAATAACTTCTGGAGGGCCCATATCTTGATGAGCATTATCTACTTTCCAAAGTGCTATTACTTTATTGTTTGAATCTAATTCAGCATAATTTGACATAACAATTTCCTATGCAGGTATATATCTAATAACGGCTTGACCGGCTGCCCCGTTCCCACCATGACGTATATGATTTCCAGATGCCGGACCATAACCAGAACCGCCCGCACCGATATGACCTCCATTACTAGTACCAGATGGTGCACCTTGTCCACCACCCGAATATGTCGTACCGGAGCCAGTTGCATAAGAGTTTGATGTGCTGCCACCTGCACCAGGACGTCCTCCGGCACCACCAGCGCCACCGCC